CCAACTATCAATATCTTTATATCTAATATAACTTTGTGTATCTTCTTCTGAATATTTTTCAACATTAAAATAAGGCGGTGATGTAAATATAGTATCAAAGTAATTATGATATTGTGTATAATCTACATCTTCTGCAGGTTTACATATTAAATCTACATATTTATCACTTTCAAATATTGTTTGGTGTTTTTTATAAAACTCTACTTGTTTCTTATAGTTAGGATGATTCTTTGTGTTTGGGTCAATTCCTACATAATGATTTGTTTTATCTGATGCGTAGAATCCAGCCAATCTATCTCCCCATCCAGAACTAAAATCTAATACATTCTCACTCTCAAACCTATCATAAAAAGCTTTAGCAATACTTGGTTTGAATTGTGATGCAACATACTTTCTTAATGTGGTTGCCATTCTAATTGATTGTTCATCAACCTTTGTTAATACTTGTTCCAATGAATAGAATGCCCTAACTATTGTTTTAATTCCTTTTACTGTTTGCCAAGTTCTCCATCCACTTGGTGTCCTTGTCCAATCAACTTTCCATCTATTCTCTATGTGAAATGGATTAGAAGCATTATTACCTGAATTATCTCGTTTGAAGTAAAAATCACTTAATGGATATTTTGATTTCCTTTCATTTCTCGGAAACCATTCATCTTCTATTAAAATATCAGGCCACCATGAACCTTTTAATTTGTTTAAACTCTTGAGTGTTTGTCGTTCCGATATAACTGGGATAGGTGGCCTGTATGTTACTAATACTTTTGATAATTCTTCTATTACATCTTCTTTCTCATATGTTTCAATTATATATTTCCACTCTTTCTCATCAATGAAAATATACGGTTCCATATTATAAAACTTCTTAAAATGTTCTTGTATTGTCATCCTAAATTACTATATAAATCTTGTACTTTTTTATCGTAAAATTCTTTTCTTTTCTTTTCACGATATCGTTCACGAGCTTTTGCTTTTATCTTATCTGAATTTCTTCTATAGTGTTCCATTTGCCATCTTTTTTGAGCTTCTTTCTTTTCCTTTTTTGTTTTATATTTAATTTTTCTACCCATGAGTTTTCTCTGCCATGTGATTCAATCTATTAAATGTTGTTGCTAACCAACTATTTAAATTAGGTAGTGCTGTATATAACTTATCTTCCAAAAACATTTTTTGAAATTTGTGTTTAATAATTCTTTGGATTGGTTGTTCTAATTGATTCTTAACTCTTAATTTTGAACTTCCAGACATAATACCATCTGTTAAATCCATAAGTTTTTTATTTAAATGTAGTTGTTCTTCTGATTTACTAATCACTTCACACACTTTATATTTGTCTTTGTTTACCAAAGAACTTTTTAATAAATCATCTATTGTAATTTCATGTGGTGATTCTAAAAATGGAAACACTTTCAGTAATGTTTTTAATCCAGCACCTTTAATTCCAGGTATTCCATCTGATTTATCTCCATCCAATATTCTATACAATAAAAAGTTTTTTGAATTAATTCCATATTCATCTAAAATTCTATCTTCATCATACATTAATTTCTTTGTAGGTGAATAGACTTTGATATTTTCATCAACTAATTGTAGAAAATCTTTATCGGTTGACATTATAGTAGATTTTGAATCTTTGAATATATGTTTTGCACAATATCCAATCACATCATCTGCTTCTATATTTTCTATATTGGTAATGGTTAAAGGTAAACATTCAAGATACTCAATCACTCTATTTAATTGAGCAATCATCATCTTATGTTCATCTTCACGAGTAAGTGAAACACCAGTCGTTCTATTTAAACGAACTGACATCTTCCTACCCATTTTATACTCTGGAAAGATTTTTCTACGGCGGTTAGACCCACCTTTACCATCAAATACTATGATAGTTCGTGTGGGTCTTACCATATTAATAGTATAACCAATCGACCTTAAAAAACCAACTATTCCACCAATGTGGATCCCGTCCTCATTAGTAGTTGGTATTGCGGAAAACACTCTAATAAAAGTGTTTAATCCATCTATCAGTAAAACCGAGTCATTTGGTTCACCACTATCAACCTTTCCGCCAGATTTCTTAATCTCCTCAAGTATAGATAAGTGTTTCGGATTAATCACCGATAACCTCATCTGTGAATTCTACATCATCAATACCAAGTTTCTCTTGATACTTTAATATAACCTTATCACAAATGATTTTATAGACATACTCTTTTATCTCATCATTACTGGTAATCAACTCTTCCCAATCTTTTGATAGGAATTTGTGTTCTTTACCCTTTTCGTCTGTAAGAGTATACCAAGAACCACCTTGTTTAATTAACTTATGTTCTTTTAACACAGTCAACCACGCACCATAATTATCAATACCCCTGTCGAAGTACATATCATAATCTGCGTGTCTTAAAGGTGGGCCTAATCTATTCTTGACAATTTGTGCTCTACACTTCATACCCAATACATTTTTACCTGTATCTTTGATTTGCCCCATATTCTTCAAACGAATACGAGTTGAAGCGTGGAATGGTAATGCTTTTCCACCACTTGTTGTCCAAGGGTCTCCAAACATTACTCCAAGTTTTTGTCTAAGTTGGTTGGTAAATATTAAAGCAATTTTCTCTCTTCCAATCATTTGAGTAATCTTTCTCATAGCCTTTGAAATAATAATTGCTTTAGCTGTTGCCCAACCATCCTTGTTAAAGTCCGCTTCTAACTCTACTTTTGTAGTAGCTCCAGCAAGTGAATCAACCAAGATAGTTACTAACCTATCTTTATCACTTTCACGAACTTTAGTTACGATTTCTTCAATCGCTTCAAAGATATCTTCTACAGTTTCTAAATGTAGATATAACATCTTACCCATATCAATACCAATCACATCCATAAACTCTTGAGAAACTGAAGTTTCAGTATCTATATAAACTGCTACTCCATTTTTCTTTTGAGTTTCTGCTAATATGTGGGCACCAAGTAGAGATTTTCCACTTGATTCTAATCCGTTGATTTCAGTAATTCTACCTACTGCAACTCCACCATTTGGCTTATTTGATATTGCCAAATCTAACATGGAACTACCAGTAGAAATAAAATCCTTGATATCGGTAGGTGTTGTATCCGTACCATCAAGAAAGTATGCTACTTTAGTATCTTTGAATTTTTTATTTAGTGAATCGGCTAATGTACTAGCCAACACATCATTAACTGATGCCTGTTTCTTTGACATTCATGTCTCCTATCAAGTTAATAGTGTGTAGTTAGGGAATACAATAACACCCATCTCTACTTTTGTTGTATGTTGCCACACACTAATAGTGTTATTATTTATGAATTAAATAGGTCGTCAAAAGCATCTGATGTATTAGATACTTTAGACTTCTCAAGTTCAGATGTAGAAACGGTATCTGATTTAGATTCCTCTTCTTTTGTGTCATCTTCACTTGGATTCAACCATTCATTCAAAATTTCCGTCATATCATCATATGATAGTTCTTGATAGATTTCTGTAATGTCCTGTTGTTTCTTTACGACCTCTAAGACTTCTGGCTCATCAGAAATTGGTGTTTGATTAGGTTTTACCCTAATGTTAGTTTTTGGAAAACTAGCACCTGTTTCTTCGGCTGATAGAAATTCTACCACGACATCACGACCATTTACTGGGTCGGTGATATCACCATAATCTGGGTCAGCAATAATGGAAAGCAGTTCTTGATAAACCGTTTTACCAAAACCCCAAAACTTCACACCTTGTTTTTCCTCACCCCTAACAATAACTGGAGCAAAAGTTCTCATTTTTGCTTCAAGTTTTCTTGACAACTGATAGTCTTCTTTACTACCACTTCCTCTTAGTTTCTGAGCAAACTCTTCAATAGGGTCTGGTCTACCAAAAGAAATTGGTGATAAATAAGAACGGTTGTTCAAATTGTAGTGAAAGAATAACTCGATAAAAGGATTATCTTTATTAAAAGCGTAAGGTACGATTCTAATTTGTGTTTTTCCTGGTTGTGGTTTCCAAAGACTGGAAGTTCGAGTGTTTGTGGTTTGTAACTGATTTAAGCGTTTTTTAATTGCATTTAAGTCCATTGTTTAACTCCTTATGTATTATTTTTCATTATCTATTTGTTAATCAAGTATAACCTTGATACAATAATAAGTATCATGTGGCTGCCTTAAAATGTGATCTATTTTCATTAGATCAAAAAAAAAAGGTTCTATTGTTTTTAAGTCTGTATATAAGTGGAAACTAAAAATCGGTCGAACCTTTTTTTTAAATATTGG